CCAATTTGAAGTTGGAAGGTTGTTCCTTCTTTGAGGTTAACAACCCGTTTTATCATATTTTACAGCCACATAAGGCGCCACGGCCAACGCAGCGAACTTGGAAGCGGCGTATCAGCGAAAAAGCATCGGAATTTATCACAACTTTCCAAGACTATTTCAGGCCGACGCCACTCTCATACCTTGTGAGCAAATACAAGGATACCTAGCATAACACTCGAAATGGCATTGAGGATTGTAATGCGCGTAAAGCAGTAAACGAGTTCTTCGCATCCCCATTTGGAACGCTCGGGTAGGGTCGTTCCCACTTCAACTTACATCGTCGAAGTCGCTTGCCTCGGCTATTGGCCCGGGGACCGCTCGGCTATTGGTGCGATTCCAGATGATCCAAGCACGGCTTGACGATCATGAAGCCGAACGTTTCCCGGAACCAGGCTCTTTAAAGGCCTCTCGCAACCTGTTTTCGAGTTCATCGGAAAGCACAGGAATGACCGCCTTTACAACGGCCCGGTCACGAACATCGGATACCCGTCCGAGCAGGTCGTTATACATCTCCGTGGCAAGATGCCGGAGCCGGTGCGGAGGTGTCTTTTTGAAGCCCGCTGCTTCGTGCACCATGACGATATTCTGATAGATCACCTCCATCAGCTCATGGTCGATTGGGCCTCTGGGCGCCGGCGCCTTTGACGGATCGGCAAACATGCTCCCCTCGCCGGTTACTATCCACAACACATCAGCGCCATAGACGCTCCTGTACGCCGCCAACGCCGACGCGCTCGGCTCGGATTCGCCGCGCTCGTAGGATGCCAGTGTGCTTTTTCCGACGCCGATATTCGCAGCGACCTCATCTCGATCGGGATCGCCAATCGCCTTTCTTAGATCCCGCAATCGCCCGGCGAGAGGCGTTTTGGGCGGACTTTCAGGACGCGCCAACGCTTTACCCTAATAAAACGGATTTCCGCTTTACAAAAACGGATTTCAGTTTTATTCCTTTCTGTGTTCGCAGACTTCAATTTCCCAAAAAAGGAGGCCGGCCAGGGCCTCCAATCTGGATCAAGGATTTACTTATGCATCGGGATACCCCAAGCGACAAGGTCGAGCTCCGCCGCCTCGAAGAGGTGGCGCGGATCAAAGGCCGTCTCATTGTCGCCAAGCTCACGCTTTCGCAGATCGACAAGGATTATAACCTCCCTGCAGGCACCGCCGGAAACGCGATCCATGAACCGCATCTTGCCGGCGAGCGTGCGATTGCTGCCGCTCTGAAAACCCGCCCTCACCTCCTTTGGCGCACCCGTTATCACGCCGACGGCGAACGACGCAGCCCACAGCCCGCTGGCAATTACCGCTGGCAGCGCCGCGCTGATGCGCAGGAAGCCGCTTGATGCGTGACGCCGGCCGCACCGCTGCTCTAGCCTGCCGCGACCTTCGCCGCAGGAACATCGTTCCCGGCTGTCAGACCCGATCGGCCGGCGCCACGTCGAGACAATCCCGCATTTCTGGACCTTCGCCAATGGCGAAAACGCGTGCCGATATCGACACCCGTAACCCCTTCATCCCCTCGCTCTCCCCCGCCTGCTGCATGGCCGAACTCGCGCTTGTGTTTAGCGTAACCCTGTTCGGACTTGTGGCGGCTGGCGCGACCTTGATTGCCCACCTGTGAGAGACAAAAATGCTCAATCCATATTCCGAGGAAGAGCGCCTGCAGGCCATGGTTTCTGCCTGCTACCGCGCCAGTCGTTCCCACTTCAATCACCTGCCAATCCGGCAGATCATCGATCCACCGGCTGACATGTTCGACGCAAAACTTGCGCGGCAGGTTGCGATCTATCTTTTGAATGTCGAATTCACCGTACCCCGCCGCCGCCTTGTTGCGGCGCTTTCGGTTGCTCGCTGGACTGTCATGCAGGCCGTGCGTGTCATCGATGACCGGCGCCAGGAGCCCGTATTCGAGAGCGCCTACGCGAGGATCGCGGCGCGGTCCAATTCCCTATTTATGGCTGCGCTTCATGAAGCAGCCGGCGAGGAGGCAGCGTAATGGCCGAGTTCACGCGCGCTTCCGTCGCCAGCATCCACATCGGGGACCGCCTTCGCCCGATCGATATGAACATCGTCGAGGCGATCGCCGCCTCGATGTCCGAGCGCGGCCAGATCAGCCCGATCATGATCCGCCGCACCCCTGCCAAGAACAAGGGCGCCACGCCGTTCACGCTTGTTGCCGGTGGCTACCGCGCGAGCGCGGCCAAGCTTCTCGGCTGGACCGAGATCGACGCCATCATCGTCGAAGCGGATGTAGTCGAAGCGCAGCTGCTGGAAATCTCCGAGAACCTTTACCGCAATGAGCTGAACCCGCTCGATCGCGCGATCTTTGTTATGAAGTATCGAGAGCTGTGGGAAGAGCAGCACGGCAAGATCAATCCGAACGGCGGCCGACCGCAAAAACAGGGTAACGATTATCCTGTTTTCAGCGCCGGAAGGGAGCTTTCAAAGCAGGTCCAGAACCGTCTTGGGTTCGGCGCGGAGACCTACAAGCTTGTCACGCGTATCGGGAAGAACTTGCACCCCACGCTTCGTGCTGCTGTGCGCGGCACATCGGCCGAGAATGATCAGTCGGCATTGCTAAAACTAGCTAAGCTTTCTGCAGACGATCAGGTGAAGGTCGCCGCTGCATTGAAGGAAAACGGCGATTTAAGGCCGGTTTTAGCATGGCTCAAAGGACCGACAGTCACTGTCGATCCGCAGGAAGAGATCTTCCGCAAGGTTGTCGCCCTCCTCAAGAACGCGGACACGGCGACGCTGCGCCGTATCGTCGAGCACGTCGGCGACCTTGGCGATATGTCCTTCTTGGAGGCCGCAGAATGAAGCGCGATCCAGCACAATTCGACCTGTTCTCAACGGCGGTTTTCCCCGTCCGGACGGCAGCGGAAAAGCTCGACCTCGACCGCTTCCGATCCCGCCTGAAGCGCGAGATGGCCCGCGCTATCCGCGAGTGCCCTTATGACCGCGCAGTCATCGCTGCCCGGATGGCGCAGTATCTCCGGCTCCCCACGATCTCGAAGGCAGCGCTGGATGCCTACACGGCCGAAAGCAAGGTCAGCCACGACGTCAGCCTTGTTCGTTTCAAGGCCTTCGTTCGGGCGACCGGAGCCGTGTGGCTTTGGGACGTGATCGTCTCGGACGACGGCCTGCTGCTGCTCGAAGGCGACGAAGCGCGCCTGGCTGAAATCGCCCGTGTCCAGCAGGAACAGAAGGCGCTCGCCGCCGAGCTGAAGATCCTCACGTCTACGCCGGTCAATATCCGTCGAAAGGGAGGCAGGGCATGAAGGAGTGGTTCACACCAGCAGAGCTGGCGGAGGCGAAGCTTCCGGGGATGCCGCATACCCAGCGCGGCATCAACCTGTTCATCGAAAAGTGCGGTGCCAGATCGACCGGTCTTGCACGTCAACGCGAGGGCCAGGGCGGCGGCTTCGAGTATCACTACCGCTTCCTGCCATCGGTCGCACGCCAGAAGCTCGCATTCCTCAACACCGAGCTTCCTGCGCAGCGCAGCGATGTCTCAAAACTGCTGTGGCGGAAATACGAGGCCTTGACCACCAAGCAAAAGGAGGTCTGCCAAAGACGCCTGAGCACCATTCTTGAAGTCGAAGGGATGCGTGCATCTGGCATCAGCGCAGAACTTGCGGTCAGGCACGCAGCCTATCGAGCCGATATTTCTGTCGCCACCTATTACCAGTGGCAGAAGATGACCGAGGGGAAGGCTCGTCAGGACTGGCTCGCAGCGCTTGCACCCTCGTCCCCCAGCGCGGAAGGGCAGGAAACGACACTTTCGGAATGTCATCCCGATGCCTGGGACGTGCTGGCCTCAGACTTCCTTCGCCCGGAAGGCCCGGCATTCTCCGCCTGCTACCGCCGCATGGTAGCGGTCGCAGAGGAAAAGGGCTGGGCACCGATCCCGCATGAACGCACGCTGCGTCGTCGCATGGATATCGTTGTGCCAGAGGCCGTCCAGATCCTCGCCCGCAAGGGCAAGGACGAAGCGAAGAAGCTGTTCCCGGCGCAGCAGCGCTCCGTTGCTCACCTGCAGGCGATGCAGATGGTAAACACCGACGGCCACAAGCTCGATCTTCACGTCGCCTTCCCCGGCCGCGACAAACCCGGCCGTGTCTTCCTCATGGCAACGCAGGACATCTACTCACGTAAAATCCTTTCGTGGGTTCTCTGCGAGGCCGAGACTTGGGAGGCTGTCCGCACCATCGTCGGCAACATGATCGAGTCCCACGGGATTCCCGGTCGCCTTTACATGGACAATGGTCGTGCCTTCGCCTCGAAGAAGATCTCGGGCGGTGCCAAGCGACGTAACCGGTTTAAGATCACCGAAGACGAGGTCGCCGGTCTTCTTCAGACGCTCGGCATCGAGCCACGCTTCGTCAACCCGTACTCGGGCCAATCCAAGCCGATCGAACGCGGTTGGGGCGACCTTGCCGAGAACATTTCGAAGCATCCGGCAATGGCTGGCTGCTACACCGGCCGCAGCACGCAGCACAAGCCGGAGAACTACGGCAAAAGTGCCGTGCCGCTCGACAAGCTCGAGAAGCATGTCGCGATCTGCGTGGAGGAACACAATGCCCGCGTCGGTCGCGACACTGAGACCGCCAAGGGCACAGCGAGTTTCGACCAGGTGTTCGCCGAGAGCGTCGCTAATCCCGCAAACGAGTTTGTCCGTTTTGCCAGCCCATCACAGCGTTCCCTGTGGATGCTGACGGCGGAGACGGTCACCGCCAGGAAGCCGAGCGGCGCGGTCCATCTTTTCGACAACCGCTACTGGAACAGCGTTCTCAACCAATGGATCGGGAAGAAGCTTACGGTGCGCTTCGATCCATCCAATCTCCACGGGGCAGTCAAAGTCTACGATCCGCAGGGCCGGTTCCTATGTGATGCCGAGTGCATCGATAAGACTGGCTTCGATTGCGCCAACGGGGCGCGCGAGATCAGCCGTGCTCGCAGCGCGAAGCACAAGGACAACGCCGCCGCACTCAAGAGCGCCAAGCGCCTGTCCGATCTGGAGCTGAACGAGCTGATGGGCCGTGGATCCAAATCCGAGCCTCAAAAGCCGGCGCGTCCGACCGTTACCCGCCTGATTACACGGCAACCGGTGGCAATGCAGCTCGCCAACGATAGGGCGGCCGCAATCGACGATCAGGAGTTTCAAGACAGTTTCAGCCGGGGCCTTGCGCGCCTGGCTGGTGGCGACGCCGCCATCATCAAATTCCCGAAAGGGGATCGCCCGAAAAGGTAGTGCGTTCGGGCGCATTCATAGAGCCGACATGTAGTGCGTACGGTTCCAACAAAAAAAGAGGGCGGGTTACGAGGCCCGCCCAATCAGTCAAAATCTTAGGAACCAATAAATGTTTAAGCCAAAGAACACAACTCCAAGCTGGACCTTTCCGACACCAGCAGCGGAATTCACCATACGTCATTCGGCGGATGACGTTGATCAGTGGCGCAAGCTGCTCAACCGCGTCATCGACGCGGCCAATGCCAATTCCTGGAACAAGGCCGAAGTCGCACGACGCTCAGGCATCAAGGAAGGCACGTTTTCGCAGTGGTCGAACGGCAACTATCCGGGCGTCCTCGGCAACATCAACGAGCAGGTCAGCAACTGGCTCGAAGCGATGGATGAAAGCGCCAGCATTGCCGCCAGTATTCCTGTCTCTCCGCCGTTCGTAAAAACCAACGTCGGCGCCGACATCTACAACGTCCTCCTGTTCACGCAGATGACGTCCGGCTTCACGGCTGTCACCTTGCCTTCCGGCTCCGGCAAGACGACGGCTGCACGCCACTTCTGCGACACACGCCCGCATGCCTGGCTTGCCACCATCAGCCCGAACACGAAGACTGTGCACGGGATGCTGGTTGAGCTGGCAGCGGAACTAGACGTCCAGGAGCACAACCCGACACGCCTCGCCCGTGCCATCGGCCGCAAGCTTCAGCGCATTGGGGACGGCACGCTCCTGGTGATCGACGAGGCGCAGAACCTGGTACCGGATGCGGTCAATCAGATCAGGCATTTCGTTGACATTCACAAATGCGGTGTCGCGCTGCTTGGCAACGAGGACACGGCGGTTTCCTTCATCAAGGATAAGGGCTCGGTTGCATCCAGGGCGCAGGTCGCTACGCGCTTCGATAAGCGGCTGAAGACCGAGCGTGATCCGGCACACGATGCCATCCTGCTGATTAACGCCTGGAAGGTCGATGATGAGCAATGCGTCACGTTCCTGCGCAACATCGCGACAAAGCCGGGGGCACTGCGCAACATCGACCGGACGATCAAAGCGGCTATGATGGCTGCTCTCGGCAATGGCGAGGATCTGTCCCTCAACTACCTGGTTGCCGCTTGGCGCAACCGAGACATGGGAGACATCTCATGAGCGGCAGCGATAACCAGTTGAGCCGCTCCCTGCAGGCGTTAGTCGATGGCTTCCTTCCCCTGCAGGACGAAGCGGACGGCGTGAGCATTGACCAGGAAGACATGCAGAAGATGGTTGCCATGCTGCAGGTAATGCAGGCGCTCGCTACCAACCTTGAACTTGAGGTGCGCTGCCTGCGCGACATGGAAGCGGGCCGTGGTGCCCGTGACTTCCTCGACGAAGAAGCCAGCGCTCATCTGTCGGATCTTCTCCCCGAAGTGGATGGCAACATCGTGCGCCCAGATTTCAGGAACGGAGGTCGGCCATGACACCTGATCTTTGCAAACCATCGCGCTTCATTGCGCGGTTCCGGAATTCGTTTCGTCAGCTGGTGCGGCCGGGAAGGGTCTTAACCGAACTGGAAGTTGCTCGCCTGTCGGCCGAGATCAACACGGCCCACGAACTCGCCGCTGAATACGAGTTCGAGATGATCATGCTCGAAAGCACGATCACTCCGGTGGTTCCGACCCCGGCACCGAGCAACACCACAGGTGTCCTGATCCCGATCCGTCGCCGCCCGGCGCTGCGCCTGGTGTCGAACGATGGAGGGGATGCGGCATGAAGCGGAGCAACGGCATCAGCATCTCGGCGAAGGAGCTGGCCGACGCCATGGCTCCGAAGGTGGCGCGAATACTCCTCGATCAGACCTATCGCCCACCGGTCATCAAAGTTCCTGTTCTGGCCGTTCGGAAGCCGGAACCTCCAACTCTCGAATTAGCAATTCACGAAGTGCTCAAGGCGACGGATCGCCTTGACGCCGACCAATTCACGATCGGCGAGGCATCTGCCGTCAAACAACTCTTCGAAGCAGCCAAGCGCCTTCGAACTGCAGCAAGGAGACTTTGAAATGGAAGCGTTCATCTTTGAGGGAAAGCAGCCGGACGGGACCGAGGTCATAAGTGGCCGGACGTTTATGGAGGATGCCAAGGGCAATCTCGTCCCACTCGCCAATGTGAAACCCGAAGACAAGCTGCAGGACGAGACCGTGCGCAAGATCATGGGCTTTGCCCGCGACCTCTCGGCGCAGATCGCTCGCTTTCGAGGGCACACAGTGGCCGATCTCGGGAGCTTCGACGCTCTGCTGTCGCAGGAGTACGGCGGCAAGATCGGTGGCGCCAAGGGCAACCGCACCTACCAGACGTTCGACGGCTGCATGAAGGTGCAGGTGCAGGTTTCCGACCTGATCAGCTTCGGCCCGCAGCTGCAGGTCGCCAAGAGCCTAATCGACGAATGCATCATCGACTGGTCTGAAGGGAGCCGCGATGAAATCCGCGCTCTCGTCATGCGCGCCTTCAACACCGAGAAAGAGGGTCAGATCAACAAGTCGGATCTGTTCATGCTTTTGCGTTTGGACATTGCCGACGATCGGTGGAAGCGCGCCATGGAAGCGATCCGCAATTCCATCACCGTGACCGGTTCGAAGGAGTACGTCCGGTTTTACGAGCGCGACAATCCGAAGAAAGACTGGCGCCCCATCACCATCGATCTGGCGAAGGTCTGAGGCGCGACGATGAAAAGATTTACGATCGAAGTCACCCAAACGATCCACGTTCATATCGATGAGAAGAAGCTTGCCCCTCTCATGGATGAGTTCAACCAGGGCATCACCGACTATGGCACAGGCCACAGCGCGATTGCGCTTCACGCCGAGCGTATCGCACGTCTCGCGGCGCAGGGGTTTGATTTCGACCCCGGTGACTTCGTCGAGGGCTACGGCATCGTCAGAGATGCCGGCATCCGGATCGGGGTAGACAACTACATCGATTGCAACGTGGTAGGTGCATAATGGACAACCGCACCAAGACACGTCTCGCAAACTGGACCGCGCCCGACTACGAGCGGAAGATCGTCAGCGCTTTCCAGGAGGAAGGCTACGACATCGTCGAGCACGATGGCGCGAGTTTCGCCCGCATCACGACCGTCGACGACGAAGGCGCAAACACGTTGGCCGAGATCAACCTTACGAAGGTTGCTATGGGAATGGCGAGGGTGACGCAATGAGAAACCCGGTTTTGGAAGCTTCAGAGCTGGAGCTTGTATTCAGCCGCCATTTTCCCAAAAGCTCTGTGCAATGCCCTGAGGTCCCTCACCGCATCGGCCATCTGTTCGCGGAAATCAGCAGCGAAATCTATGCGCCTGCCGTTTGCAGTCGCTCGCGTACCTTGACTAAGGTGCGTGATCGTATCGCCGAGCCGACTGAACAATTCCCACAAGTTGACGTAAGCATAGTCCACTTTCGCATCGAACAGATTACGTGCTTCATTGAAACCACCGTTTCCGAGATTGGCTCGAATATCCGCGACGGCGTCGATGACTTTTTTCCCTTCAGGCCAGTTGAAGAATTCGTGCAGTTCATCTTCGGAGCAAGAAACCAGAGCGTCCAATTGCTTCTGCAGAAAGATGGCCTGGTCCGTAAAGAGAGCTACACCCGGAAACAACATCCGCTCGACACGAAGCCGATCTGGACGAAGGCTAAGGCTGACGGTTTCTTGATGCCTTCGGTCCTGCGCAGCATCCGTTTTGATCATTACCCATGCGGTGCCCGTCGCCGCCCCAACGGCGGCCAGTCCGGTAATGAGAGTCTGGAATTCGTAAATCCACGCTTGCCATATCGGAAACGCGGGCATTATGCCGAGACCCACGATCGTAAAGCCCAGTGTGGCCGACAAAATATAACGCAACATCTCTTTCCCCTCGACCGGTCGGTGCGGAGAGAGATGGCATGACCAGTTCGATCGCCGCAATACATGTCGCCAAAAAACAACTGGGCCTCGACGACGACACCTATCGCGCCAAGCTTGCCCGGATCACGGGCAAGCAATCCGTAAAGGACATGACCGAGGTCGAACGCCAGCAGGTTCTCACCGTCTTTCGCAATGAAGGTTTTGCGCCCGTACCGACAGCCCGCCGTGCCAACGGCCGCCCGAAGCTATCCGGCAGGTTCGCCAAGAAGCTTCAGGCGTTGTGGATTGCCGGTTGGAACCTCGGCGTCGTGCGCGATCGCGACGACGCCGCCCTTCTCGCGTTCGTCAAACGCCAGACCGGCATCGATCACACGCGTTTCCTCACCAATGCCGACGATGCTAGCCGGGCTATCGAGGCCCTGAAAAGCTGGCTCCGTCGCGAGGCCGGCGTGTCCTACGGCAACACCAACGGATACGACTGGCTTTCGCTCGACGGCGCGAAGGTCGCCTGGGCGCAATGGAAGATCCTTACACCAGGTACTTCGATTATGACGCGGAAAGGCTTTGACGAAGCCGTCGCGAGCCTAAGTGGCAAGATCGTCCTGCAGGATCTGACGGCCGGCGACTGGCAGAAGGTGATGAACGCTTTCGGCGAACAGATCCATAGCCGGAAGGTGGCTTGATTGAGCTTTGGCTTAACACCCGCCTTCGCGCGCACGGCTGCTACAATGGCGTCGTCGATGCCGTCTATGGGCGGGCCTCGATCGAGGCATTGAAGCGTTTCCAGACAGCCGAGGGGCTGAAGCCGACCGGCCTGCCGGACACCGCCACTGTGGATGCACTTCGGCTCGAGCCCAACGGCCGAGTGGTGAAAGTCCTCCCTTCTCCAGTCCTGCCGGCTGAACCGGTATGGATGCGCGAGGCGCTACGGTTTAAGGGCCTCACCGAAATTCCCGGCCCAAAGTCGAATGCCACCATTATGGACTGGGCAAAGGCTCTCGGCGGTTGGATCGCAGGGTTCTATCAGAATGATGACACGCCTTGGTGCGGCCTGTTCATGGCTCATTGCTTCGGCGTGACGCTTCCCGGCGAGCCTCTGCCAGCGAACCCGCTAGGCGCCCTGCAGTGGAACAAATTTGGCACCTCGCTGACAACACCGGTCCTCGGTGCTGTGCTCGTGTTCGAGCGGCCGGGCGGTGGGCACGTCGGTCTCTACGTCGGTGAAGATGACGACAACTACATCGTGCTCGGTGGCAACCAGTCGAATACCGTCAAGCTGTCGTTGGTTGAAAAAAAGCGCTGCGTTGGTATCCGCTGGCCGAGAACAGGCGGCGCCCCGGTTGGTAGTCGCATCCGCTCGACCTTGCCGGAAGAGGTTTCGCGCAATGAAGCCTAGCCGCCGGCCGCCAGGCAAACCGTCATACACGATGACGGGCCGATGGAATTGGATTAGCTTCGTGCTGTCCTGGCTGATCCTTGTCGGCATCGCCATCGCAGCTTTCCGTGGCTCACAGGAAGCCGTAGCCTTGGCACCGGTCTACGTACCCAGCCTCTGCGCCATGATTGCCGTGCTGATCGGCGTCCATCGAAGCTACGGATCGAAGGACTTCGAGGTAGCAAACTCTCCATTCGGCATGAACCCTCCGTATGGCGCACGTGCCGAGCCCGATGCGGGAAACGGCGAGGTCCGCTGATGGGGACGGTGACCAAGCCCATCATCTTGTTGCTTATCGCCGGCGTGCTGCTCGTTGCGGCCGCCGGCTTTGCCTACCTCGGCATGCGCGAATTTCACGCGATGCTCAATGAGGCAACCGAGAACGCGACCGCGCTCGCCGACGCCAAGTGGACAGCGAAGTTCGAGAAGGCCGACGCCGAGGCGAACCGCCAGATCGCAGACCAGGCCAAGGTAACCCTGCAGATCCAGGCGAACGCCACCGAACAGGTGCGCCAAGCCGAACAACAGCTAGCTGACAGTGAGAAACAGAATGAAGCTCTACCAGGTGGGGATAGTTGTGGCCTTAGCGCTGCTCGCGTCCGGTTGCTCCCTGATTAGCCCCAAACCCGGTCCGATCATCGTCACGCGCGTTGTGAAGAACGAATTGCCACCAGAGGTGAAGAAGCCCGTGCCCCCACTTTCGCTGAAGCCCGAACGAGATTTGCCCGAACTAGAAGTAGGGAACTTGTGGGCGCACGACCGGACGTCTCGAAACATCGCAGTGACGCGCCTCAAAGCATGCATTGCCTCTTCGGAGGGAACACCGTGAACGGCAATGCCCTTTTCGATCTCGCCGAGATCCGCGCCGAGGAAGAGCGCGAAGCCCAGATCAGACGCGCGGCCGCCTCCCTGAAGCAGGCCGGCAATACCGAATGCGAGGACTGCGGTGGAGAGATCGCCGAGACCAGGCGGCGAGTGCTGCCCTCTGCTCGCCGCTGCATCCATTGTCAGGAACACTTCGAACGCAGCACCAAGGAACGCCGATAATTATGGATCCCAAAGAAATAGCGATGTGGATCGGCATCGCCGTCGGCATTTTCAACCTGGTCGCCCTGGTGAAGAACTTCTTTAGCTCCGGCGAAAAGCAACTCAACGACAAGATCACGAAGCTCGAGGCAGAGACGGAAGCCAACGAGCGAAAGCTGATCGAGCACGATCGCCGCATCCAAGCGCTGGAGAGCGAGGTCAAGCATATGCCTGATCGCGAGACCACCCACCGCATCGAGATGACCATGACCACCATCATGGGCCGCTTGGACTCCCAGGATGCTGTGCTGGCGGGTCGCTTCGAAGCGCTCGATGAGCGTTTGAAACCCATTCAAGCCATCGGGGAGCGTCTGCAGGACGTCCTCGTTGAACAAGCAAGGAAGGTAGCATGAGCCTCGGAATCGATTACGCGGAACTCCAGCGGGAGGATGCTCGGCTCATCATTCTGAAGGAGCTGGCTGAGCAAAGGAACGAAAGCCTCTCCTCCAGCATGATGGAGCCAGCGCTGATCAAGTGCGCCATCTACCAGGAGCGGCCGTGGATCCACCTGCAGCTCACCTACCTCGAGAACATGGGCGCAATCACACTGGTCGATGCCGGCACGGTGAAGATCGCATCCCTGACGGAAGCGGGGCACCGCCATCTGCGCCGGCAGGTTTTCATTGAGGGCATCAAGCGCCCCTCGCCCAAATCCTCATAGGCCGGAGCCCGCCATGACAATCAAAGGGCGCGGTCGCCTTAGCAACATCGAGCAGATGCCGAACGAGTGCGCGCCGATCGTTGCCTGGGCGGCCGAGGAGCTGCAGAAGCGCGATCGCACGCAGACGGACATCTATTCCGAGTTCGTCGAGAAGCTCGATGCCTTGCGGGCCGAGTATCGCGGCGAGCTGGAATTCGACACGCCATCGTTCACCGCCTTCAATCGTCACAGCATCAAGCTGGCGACCTTGACCAAACGCATGCAGGAAACCCGCGAGATCGCTGCGACGCTTGCGAAGAGTTGGGATATCGAGGCGTCCGACAACCTCACGCTGATCGCGGCCGAGGCGGTCAAAACACTCGTCTTCGAACTTCTCACTGATAGCGGCCAGTCGGGCATTGATCCGAAGGGCGCCATGGCGCTGGCCAACGCGCTGCGCTCCGCCACCCAGGCGCAGGGCATCTCGACCGCACGCCGGCAGACGATCGAAAGCGAGTTTGCAGAAAACGCCAAGCAGGCGGTTGCCCAGGTCCAGAAGAGCAACGGGCTCTCCGCCGATGCGGCCGAGCAAATTCTGTCGAAGATCCTCGGGGTTAAGGCAGCATGACGGCTCCCATCACGAAAGAACAGTGGGCCGAGGCCCGTCGAACCGCAACGGAGGTTCTGCCGGGCCTCGTCAAAGATATCGGTCTTCCGAAGGCATTGCTGTCCTATCAGGCGCGTGCCATCGCGATGCTGGAAAGCACAGCCTGCCGCGTGCTGTTCATCGAGAAAAGCCGCCGTATAGGCCTGACCTTCGGATTTGCTGCCTTTGCCGCGCTCCGCGCCGGCCGCGCAAAAAGCGCCGGCGGCATGGATGTGATGTACATCTCCTATTCGCAGGAGATGACCCGCGAGTTTATCGACGCGTGCGCCATGTGGGCTCGTGCCTATTCTGATGCAGCGATCGAGATCGGCGAGTTCCTGTTCGACGACAGCGACACCGATGGCGAGCGCTCCATCCAGGCGTTCCGAATCCGGTTCGCGTCTGGCTTCGAGATTCTCGCATTGTCGTCGGCGCCACGCACTCTTCGCGGTAAGCAGGGCGTCGTCATGATCGACGAAGCGGCGTTCGTCGATAGCTTGCCGGAACTGCTGAAGGCGGCGTTGGCGTTCCTCATGTGGGGCGGCCAGGTTGTTGTCTGCTCCACCCACGACGGTACAGAGAACGAGTTCAACAAGCAGATCCAGGACATTCTTGCCGGGCGATCGAAGTACAGCCACCTGCGCATCGACTTCGACCAGGCACTGCACGAGGGTCTCTATGAACGGATCTGCCTGGTCAACGGTCGCGAGTGGACGGCTGAAGGCGAAGCCGCGTGGCGACAGGAGATCATCGACTTCTACGGCGACGGCGCCGACGAAGAATTGTTCTGCATTCCAACCGCCGGCTCCGGCGCCTGGCTGGCGGCACCGCTGATCGAAGCACGCATGTCGATCGAAGCACCGATCATCCGCCTCGAGCTGCCGAACAACTTCCTGCATAAGAACCGCCTCGAGCGCGCGGCTCTGCTCGCGCCAACGATCGCGCAGCTGACTGAAGGACTGAAGCGCCTGGATAGGACAAGGCTCCACGCGCTCGGCTTCGACTTTGCCCGCGTCGCCGACTTGTCGGTCGCCACGCTGCTCTCGACCACCCGCCTGCTGAAGCGCGAGGAAGAGCTGACGCTCGAAATGCGCAACGTGCCGGGTGATGAGCAGAAGATGCTGATCAGGCTCATCCTCGAGAACGCACCGCGCCTGGTCGGCGCCGCCTTCGACGCGACGGGCATGGGCTGGACCGTGGCCGAAGACATGGGCCGTTTGTTCGGCCTGCGCACCGCAGACACGCCGGCCGGCCTGATCGACGCCATCAAGTTTTCGACGGATTGGTACCGCTTCAACATGCCGCCGTTGAAGACGGCGTTCGAAGACGACGCGATCGCCCTGGCGAAGGACGACGAACATCTGACCGATCTTCGAATCGTCAAGGTGGTTGCCGGCGTCCCGAAAGTACCCGACGCCCGAACCGGCGAAGGTTCGAAAAAGCGTCACGGCGACTTTGCCATTGCACTCGCCCTGGCGCACTTCGCCAGCCGTCACCAATGGACGGAATACGATTATCAATCGGCCGCCTCTCTCGCCAGCAATAGCGGCGATGATGACGACGGCGATCATGAGTACGGGAGACGGCATTGGTAGCCAGCCGCACATCAACCATCCTCGGGCCGGACGCGCGTCCGATCGTTGTCCAGATACTGTCGGAGGAAGTCGCAACCCCGACGGTTGCCGGCGTCCGCCGGACGCACGAGGACCGCGTCGCTTCAGGCATGACACCCGAGCGCCTCGGCA